GTGGTGATGCAGGTAATGAGGAGACATTCCGACAAGGTGAGACCTTAGAGGTCGTAGATGGCGTTAATACACCACTCTTAGTGGTTGGAACCGATGGAAGCGTACTTCCTACTAGTATTTCTGTTACTGATCCTGACACAGGTGTATCAGCGTCACTAGAGAGCCCTGCAATGGGTTATGCTTCTGCTGTTAAAGTAGAAGAAGGTATTTACTTTGTTAATGGATATTTTGTAAGAAATGCAAGTCAACTTTTAATCATTGATAGTTATTATGATAAACCTTCTTCTAAGGTAGGGTTTAAAATAATTGAAAGTTTAATAACTTCTGAGGAAGATGCATCTCTATATGATAATGCTATTGGATCAAGTAATTATAGTGCTCCAGGTGCAGATAGATTAAAGATTGCATTAGAATTAATTAGATATGATTTAAATCAGATTACAGATAAGAATTTTATTCAGTTACTTACTGTTAGATCTGGGTCTGTACAAACTCAAGTAATACAAACAGACTACAATCTTCTTGAGAGAACTTTAGCAAGAAGAACTTATGATGAATCTGGTGATTATGTTGTTGATAATTTTTCACTTGATATAAGAGAATATTATAATCAAAATGGAAATCTAGGTGTTTATTCTGCTAATGATCTTGGAACTGTTAATGGATTACCATCATCTGATGCACAAAAGAAATTAGTTGGTAGTGTTGGTCCAGGTAAAGCATATATTAAGGGATTTGAGATTGTTAATAAGGAAACAAAATATCTTACTATTGATAAAGCAAGAGAAACTCTTGATAGATCTGATATTCGTTTAAAGACTGGTGGACTTCCATCATATAAAGTTTCAAATACTTATGGTAGTGTTCCTGTAAATACAGAAGGATCAGCTTTAACAGCTTATCCTAATGTATACTTATCATCTGTTTTTAATGATGGTACTCTAGGATTGAATGGTACAGAAGAAGATAGTGATCTTAAACAAACTGTTTTACGTAGAGGAAAATATTTTGATACAGACTATGGTATAAAAACCATTTATGTTAATAAAGATTCTAGTGTTGATCTTAATGCTTTGGTAATAGGTACTGGTGGAAATGGAGCAGTACAAACATATACTCATAATGGAGTTGCTGATGCAAATAGAACTCCTGGAACATACACAATAACAGATGCTGCTGGAGGTACTGGAGGTACTGGTGCAGATTTTGAGATTACTGTTATTTCTGATGGTAGTATAGCAATTACTATGTCTTCAGGTGGTGATGGGTATATTTCTAATGAGACAATTACAATTGCTGATGCTTCTCTTGGTGGAGGTGGTGGTAATCCTGTTACTATTACAGTAACTTTGATTGCTGCTGCAAATACAACTACCACATTAGAATCAAGAAGAGCTGCTCTTGATGAACTTTGGTTTATACAGGAGCGTTCTAGTGCATTGGAAGATGCAGTTGTTAAATCTGTTAATGTTATTGGATATTCTGAGGTTAGTAGACTTGAAGTTAACAACTCCACTAGTGTCACATATATTGAATTAACTATTGTTGGAAGGAAAGATTATCTTGATACTTATTTCAAAGAGTATGATGAGAATTCAGCAGATAAGTTTAGGAGAATATTCAGAACTAAATCCGATGCAGAAAATGATAAGAATACTCCTTTTGGTAGAGTAGTTGATTATAATGAAACATTTACTCCTATAATTGGAACTATTAAACCAAGTAACTTTACTCTTTTAGAAAGGGGTGATGGGTTTAATCCTGATAGTGATGTTGTAATTTCTAAAGGAAGATTGGAGAACGGAGAATCAGTTTATAATAGTACTTTTGGACTATCTTACTTTGATCCACAATTCTTTACTAGAATACTCTTAGACGAGGAGAACACTGTTGTTGGTGCATTTACTGCTGGACAGTATGTTTATGGTCTTGAAAGCGGTGCTTATGGGGTTGTAGAGGGTTCTTCTACAGGACAGTATACAACTAACAGAACTTTGATGCTCAAAACTCTGTTTGGAAATTTTAAATCTGGTGAAGCTATTAAAGATGAAGCAAATAATACTCTAAGAATTGCAAAAGATAATACTATATCTCATTTTATTGTTACTAGTAGAGGTACTAATTATGTGGATGGTGCTGTTTTAAGGATTGATGGTGTTGATTATGATGGATCTAAGATTAAATTAACACAATCTTCTGGTACTATTTTAAAAGCAGATGTTTTAAATAGAGCATTAGTCAATACAGAATACTCAAGACCACCTATAGTAACAGTAATACAAGGACCATCTGGTGGTACTCCTTCCGCTGCTGTTGTTACACCAGTTCTTGTTAGGAATTCAGTTAGAACATTTACACCTCAGGATGTAAAATCTTTCTATTCTTCTTTTGGTGCTGGTAATACTAATATTTTCACTAGTGACGTTGAAGTAAATAGGGAATCTTATTCCGAATTAACTTCTATTACAGATTTTACCTTTGATGGTTCTGAAGGTAGAAAGTATATTGAATGTAATGGATTTGGTGGAGATACTACTAAGTTTGTTCAGCAAGGAGATTTGATTCAGTTTAATGATTCTTCTGGTAATACTCTTCGTTCTATAGTTCAACAATCAACTAAATCATCTGGTGTATTAAAGTCTAGAATTTATCTTGATAGATCCCTTCCCAATTCTGTAAGTAATACTAGTGTTGTTAGAGTACGTCCTGCAATTAGTAACTTTAATTCAGGAACTCTTCTTTATAAGACAGGATCTAATGAGGTTAGTTCAATAGTTTCTGATAGTACAGATTCTAAAATTTCTTATTATTTGAGAAAGGATTTTGTAAGTACTGGTACTGGTGGATCTGGTAAAATTACATTCTCTGCTCCACTTCCATTTGGTACACAAAGATTTGTTTCGTTTAGTGAAAGTAATTTCATAGTTACTATTTTGGATCCAGGTGATGCTCCTGATATTGCTAAGGGTGATATTGTATATGTTACATCAGATCAAGTTATAATTGAATCATCAACTGATTCTGCAACTGGATTGACTGCTGGTAGTGTTAAATTAGATCTTCCTTCTACTTATTTTGGTGGTGTTGGATCATATTCAACATACCCAACACTTAAACTAACTGCTACACTAGAGGTTACTAAAGCAAAACCAAGGCTTAAATCAGCAATAACTAATAAAAGAATTGTTATTGATTCTACTGGAGATAGTATAATACCTTTCCGTGGGAAAGATTATGATACTGAATCAGTAGAAATTTACAGTTATGCTGATGCGTACAAACTTAATTATGTCTATGAAGGTACTCCAACAGAAGCACCAACTGCTGATAAAAATGGGACACTTGTTACTGGTACTGATGTTACCAATAGGTATACATTTGATGATGGACAAAGAGATACCATATATGATGTCTCTAGAATTATATTAAAGCCTGGATTTGATGTTCCAACTGGAAAACTATTGATTGCATTTGATTATTTTGATCACACACAAGGTGACTTCTGTACTGTTGATTCATACTTACATGAAGCAGGTGTTGGACCAGAAGATATTCCTTCATTCAACTCACCTGTTTTAGGAAAGGTTTCTTTAACAGATGTTTTTGATTTTAGACCTAAAGTAGATAATGATGCTATTCTTTCTGGATTTAATAATAGCTCATTACTTTCTGCTTCAAATACTAGATCATTTAATGGACCAGGTGGTGTTATTTCTGCTACACCTGCACCAGATTCTAATCTTGAGTATACATTCTCATTCCAACAGACTCAGTATCTTGATAGAATAGATGCCCTTTTCTTAAATAAGAAAGGTGAATTTATTATTAAGCAGGGTAATTCTTCTTTAAACCCATCTAAACCAGATCCTATTAGTGATGCTATTCCTTTATATTACATTTATGTTCCTGCGTATACACAATCTAGTAAGGATGTAAGAATTGTACCTGTTGATAACAAGCGTTATACGATGCGTGACATTGGTAAGCTTGAAAAACGTATTGAGAGATTAGAATATTACACTACATTAAGCGTTTTAGAACAACAAGCATTAAATATGCATGTTACAGATGCTAGTGGTTTAAATCGTTTCAAGAGTGGTTTCATAGTTGACAATTTTGAGACTCATAAGATTGGATCTCTTCAATCACTTGATTATAAGTGTTCTGTTGATACACAGCAGTCTGTTATGAGACCTCAATCCAAAGAGGATTCATACAAATTAGAAGAAATTAATACAAGAGATGATCAGAGATCTGTTTCTGGTTATAGTAGAACGGGTGATCGTGTTACTTTACCATATTCAGAATTAGAATTACTTGGTAATTCATTTGCTACTAAGACTATTAATCCAAACCCATTTGTTGTTCTTCAATATGTTGGTGATTCATTTATTACACCAAGTGTAGACTCTTGGTATGATGATTCAGTCGCTCCATTAGTAACAGATAATAATACAAATTTATATTCAATCTTCCTTGCTAAAAATGAAATTAGAGATGCATTCTCTAGTCTCTTTAATTCATATAAGATTAATTGGATAGGTGCAAATAAGTCATTCTTCAACATAGGATCTTTTGCTGATATTAATAGTAGTGTATCAAATGCAACTGTTGAAGGAGCATCTGTATCTTCATCATCTAATGTCAGTGTTCAAAATAATGAGATTGGTAAAGGAATTAGTACTAGAGGTGTTGGATCAAATGTTGTTGCTACTTCTCTATCTTTCTTTGCAAGAAGTATTCCTATTAAGTATGTAATTAGTCGTCTTAAGCCTAATACAAATCTTTATGTATTCATGGAAGGACAAAATATTGCTCGTTGGGTTAGTCCAGACCTGAAATATACAGGAATTGCTGGTAATTCTTTAACTACTTTCAATAATTCTATTACTACAGATGAGAATGGTAATGCTAGTGGAATTATTCTAGTTCCTGCTGGTAAACCACCAAGAGAGAATGCTGTATGGAGTGGAAATCCTGATACTGTAGTATATGATGATAGTGGTGATGATGTTAGATTTACTACAGGAGTGAAGACTATTAGATTTACTTCTAGTTCTTCTGATGCACCTACAGATGGTGTAGATACCTATACAGAAGTTAAGTATTATGCTACTGGATTGTTACCAGAAAATCCTTCATCTATTGTTTCAACATCACCTTCTTTCTTTAAGGCAAATGAAGGAACTCAGTTAACTGATAGTAATACAAATAATCCTTCTAGACCAAATCCTTTAGCTCAAACATTTACTGTTGATGGATTTGAAGGTGGGTTGTTTACTACAGGAATTGATTTATTCTTCTCTCAAAAGAGTTCTACTATACCATTAAGAGTATATCTAACAGATGTTCAGTCTGGAAAACCAGGAAAGAATATAATTCCAGGAACACAGAAAGTTCTTACACCAAATACTTATTTGAGAGTAGTTGCAAGTGATACTCTTTATATCACAAAGGGTGAAAATATAACTGGATCTTCTTCAAATGCTTCTGGACCTGTAAATAAGATTTATGATAAGAATAATATTGAGGTTGTTGCTTCAACAACTAATATGTTTACATTAACCAGTGATCAAGTATATACATTATCTTTAAGTAATCATAATGGAACATCTTTTATTCAAGATGAACCTCTTTCAATTCCTTCTTTAACTCTTGCTAATAATACAAACAACACTACTAATACTGTTAAGATAGTAAAGGATTCTGGATCAGTATCAGATCTTCGTATCACAAACACTGGTGATAATTATGATTCTGCTATCTTAACTATTGAAAGTCCTCAATTACCTGGTGGAGGTACTTCTACTGGTATAGTAAGAGTTTCTGGTGGTAAAATATATCATTCAGAATTAATTGTTTTTGGATCTGAATATACAGAACCACCTGCTGTTGTCATTAGAGGAACAGGAACAGGAAATGCTGGTGCTGAGATTCAATCTGTTATCACTATTGATACTCCAGCAGTTCGTATGGGTGTTGCTACTGATCAAACAGGAGTAACAAATTCAACTATTCCAACAAGGTTTGATTTTGATTATCCTGTTTATTTGGAGAATGATACTGAGTATGCTTTAGCAATTGAGACAGATTCAATTGATTATCTTATTTGGGCATCTAAATTGGGTGAAGTAGAAATTGCTACAAGTACTACAGTAACTTCTCAACCTGCTTTAGGTTCTGTTTTCAAATCCCAGAATATTGGTGGATGGACAGAAGATCTATTTGAAGATGTTAAGTTTAAATTATATCGTGCTGAATTTGATACTTCCAGAACTGGAACTTTACTTCTTACTAATGAAGATCTTGGATATGAAGCATTGAATATAGATCCAGTTGAAACTAATGCTGCTTCTGATACCATTGCTACATCAACGTTATTTAAAAATAATAACTTTATTGTTAAGGTAAATCATTATGATAATGGATTTGATCCTGATGGAAAATCTTATGTATTCTTTAAAGGAGCAGTAGATGTTGGTGGAGTAACAGCATCTCAGTTAAATACTGAATTATTTAAAGTAACCAATACAGGTGTTGATCATTATAATATTACATCATCTAATAGAGCTTCTTCAAATTCATATGGTGGTGGTACAAATGTACTAGCATCGTATAATAGAAAGTTTGAGAAAGTAAATGCTCTTGTTCCTAATTTATCATTTAGTCAGACTAATATTGATAGTTCAATTAAAACAACTAATATTGCTTCTGTAGATGACAGTATAGGAACATTCGCATCATATTCACAATCAGAATATGAAAAGACATTCTTGAATGAAGAGTTTTATTTCATTAATCAAAAAGTTCTCTCATCAAGAATTAATGAAATTACTAATAATATTGATAGATCATTAACATATAAGATTGATTTGTCAAGTAAAGTTTCTCATCTATCACCGTTAATTGATCTATCAAGATCTTCAATTAAAATTATTACTAATAGAATTGAAAATGCTATTGGTAACGAGGATAGATTTGGACGTAGAAATCAAATTATAGAATTTAAGAATGTGTATACCTTCCAGCTAAATGGTATTAATACTGGAGCTGGTGAGATTATTACAGACCCAAGTACAACAAAACAAACCCTAACAGGGGATGCTACTAAAGCGAAGGGTGAAATTATTAAAGTCTCTGGTACTACTGTATGGGTGAAACTTGATACTGTTAATTCTTTCTCACCAGGAGAGAAAGTAGTATTCTCATCAGATACATTTGCGTCTCAATCTGGTACTGGGGTAACAGTTGCTTATAATTCAATAGTAAGAGTAATACCACAGATTCCTAATACTATTTCACCACCTACTGATATAACAGCAGTTCGTCCAACCGATACATCTGATAAGTATACTAATAAAATTACAGGTGTAGTTGTCATATGGGATCAAGAATCTGAACAGTTGGTTCTTATTAACCAGAAGCAACCCATTAATAATGATTATTCAAGTAGTACCACACAGGGTGTTGTATTTAATAGATCTGCCTCAAGTACTCAAGTTGATGATATATTCCGTGCTGGAGATATAATTTCTTGGGAAGGTCAAGATGCTACAGAATCTGATTTTGTTGAAATATCTAAAGTTTCTTATTCTGATGGTATTGATTTTACTTCTGATATACAATCTAAAAATAGTTCAACTATCGCTAAATATGTAACGAAAGAAATTGCTATTGAAAACCCTGCTACTGCTGTTGATGTCAAGATAACTGCTAATACATCTGATATTAAAAATATTGGATTACTTTACAGAATTAAGAAATCTTCTTCACAAGAAAACTTTGACGATATTGAGTGGGTTCATTTTAATGGTACTGGACTTCCCGATGTTGATGTTGTCGCAACTGCTGAAAATTCTATTAGTGGAATTACAGAGAAGCAATCTTCATATCAAGAATTGACATATAGTGTTGATGATCTTCCTGAGTTCTCATCATTTGCGATAAAAGTTATTATGAAATCAAACAACCCCGCATTTGTACCGAAGATCCAAGATCTACGGGCTGTAGCATCATACTAAGAGGATCCCCCCAATGCCATTAAGAAACGTAGCAACATCATTCACAATAGAACAGCAGAGATTAGAGATTAATGCTTTGGCTGGTGATGTCAATAACATAGCAACAGGAGTAACCAATGTTGGTACTGCTGCCACTGCTAATGCCCTTGCAGCAGGTGCAACTGGTGCTGACCTCACACTGAGTGGGACACTCACAGTAAATGGATCTCAGACGATTCTGAACACTGCCACACTTGAGGTGGAGGACAAGAACATT